GTGTATAAGGATTATCAATATAGATGAAAAGTTTCTTTCAGTTTCTAGGTGAGGCACAATCGCAGGCATCAATGCAGGCGAAAAAACTGAACCTCAAGAGCGACGGCCATGGTGGTTGGTTGGACTCTCGTGGAAAGTTTGTGGCGACTACTGAAGATGGAAAATTAAAGTTTCTTGATAAGAAGAAAGCAAAGGCACAAGAAGAACCTGGCGGAAAAACAGCAGCAAGACCAGAACCAACTGCCACAGCAAAACCAAAAGCAGAACCCGAAGAGAAATCAAAAGCAAAAACGGCAGAACCAGAGGGTGGCGATGGCAGAGATGAGATAAGTGATACCTTGACGGTTGCATTTGGACGTTTCAATCCACCAACTGTGGGTCACGGAAAGTTACTTGCCGCAGCTAAGAAAGCAGCAGCGGGTGGAGATCTGAAGATTTATCCTTCACGTTCACAGGATCCTAAGAAGAATCCTCTTGACCCTGACATGAAGATCTCCTATATGAAGAAGATATTCCCTGAATACGAGGAGAATATTGTTAATGACGATGAGATGAGATCTATTTTTAATGTTCTTACTACCGCCAGTGAAGAAGGATATGGCAGTGTTAATATTATTGTTGGATCAGATCGTCAAGCAGAGTTTGAGAATCTTGCCACCAAATATAATGGTGAACTGTATGACTTCAATCAGATTCGTGTCATCTCTGCAGGTGTAAGGGATGCAGATGCTGAAGGTGTTGAGGGTATGTCAGCATCCAAGATGAGAAAGGCAGTCGTTGATGGAGACTTTGATTCTTTCCGTCGTGGAACTCCAAAAGAATTAGATGATGGTGATACCCAGGCACTGTTTGATGCAGTTCGCCAAGGAATGAAAATCAAGGCTAAAAAGAAAGTTGCAGAGATGTGGGAGATCGCACCTAAGTGTGACCCCAGAGGACTTCGTAATCAGTATGTGAATGGTTTGATTTATCGTATCGGTGATATTGTAGAGAATCTGAATACAGGATTAATTGGAGAAATTATTCGTAGAGGAACTAATCATCTTATTTGTGTAACTAAGGAAGACTATATGTTCAAGTCTTGGATTCGTGATGTGAATGAGGCAGTTGTAAATTATCCTGGTCCGTCAGGTGTATCTGGTAAGCAAAGGGAAATTGGAACAGATTCAAATCGTCAGTATGCAATGAGAATGACTGGAACGATTGATATCAAAAATTTCATAAATAAGTATAAGAAAAAGTAACGTCGTATTAACATGTCTGGAATTGCACCAAATCCTTTGAATGCCATTTCAAAGCTTTACTTAGATCAAGTTGTTGAGAAAAAGGACGATACGTATCTGGAACCAGATATGAAAAAGCGTCAAGCAAATAATGAAAAAGCACGCAAAGATATGGAGAAGATGGGGACTAAGATGAAGAATCCCCACTTTGAAGAGAAGCAGCAAGGTTGGGATGCTGTAAATTCACTTTCTGGTGCATACAACGCAGTGCATGAAGGTGTTCGTGACGAAGATCCTGAGAAAGGGACCAAAGAACGTAAGGCACGTCTTGAGAAAAAACGTGGCATGAAACTGGATGATCATCCTCAGTATACTAAAGAAGCACTTGACCCCGTGGGTAAAGAAGATGGTGATGTTGATAATGACGGAGATAAGGATTCTTCAGATAAGTACCTGCTGAAGCGTCGTAAGGCAATCGGCAAGGCAATGAAGAAGAGAATGAGTGAGGGTAAGTATTCTAGTTCAGTTAGAGCCACCTATGGTGGAAAGACAGAAACTTTTCCCGTGGAGGTTTATAAGAAAAAGACAAAACCAGTACAGGTTAAAACTGCTGCTGCTGAAGGATTCTCTAACTGGAGAGGAGATCTGACTGAGATCATGACCGATACCGAAGATGTAAAACAAATTAAGGAAAAGAGTGGTATCAAAAACAAAGTTAAGATCAATCCTAAACTTGGTGAAGCAATAGAGGAGATTGGTGGAACTCTTCTTGAAGAAATTGAAATCGATGAGATGGATTATGTAATTGAGAGTGTGTATGATGAACTGATTGAAGAAGGATACTCTCAAGACGAAGTTGAATATGGAATTGATACAGCACTCAATACTATTGAAGAGGGATACTATGATTCTGCAGTGGCAGCATCAAAGGCAGCTGCAGCGAAGAACAAGGGGGAAACTCCTAAGAGATCTATGAAAGATAGATTGAAGTCTGCTGCTAAGAAAGCAATCATGGGTACTGCTCGTGCTGCTGGTAGAGCAATGAAAGCAAAAGCAAAAGTTCAAGCAGCTCCAGGTAGAGCAAAAGCAAAAGTAAGATCAATTGCTGATAGGGTCAAGAGCGCCGCTAAGGCAGGTTATGCTCAAGGCAGAGGTCCCGTCGAAAAAAAGTCTAAGACCGCATATAGAGGTGCGGGCGTAGGACGAAAGGAAAAACTTGGTGAAGAATCAGTTTCTGAAGCGGTAAAAGGTCAAGATACTGAATCAAGAAAAGAAGCCGCTGCTGAAAGAAAGAGGGGTGATAAGCGTCTTTCTCCTTCAAAGGGGAAGGGATATGCTGATCAACAAAAGCAAAGCATCTCCTATATGGATAAACTGACCAAGAAAAACAAGAATGTTGTTGGACTGGTCACCAAAGAGGATGTTGAGCAGGTTGATGAATTTAACATCATTCAAAAAGCAATGGATGTAGTTGATAAAGTCAACAGAACAAATCAAAAAAAAGTTGACATGATCAATAAGATCCGTCCAGGATCTGCTTCAATGCCTAAACATGGTTACTTCAGTAAACCTGCAGGAATGCAAAATCAATCATTCGAACCAGAAGGTGAGCAGATTGATGAAAAAATCAACATGAAAAAGGCAGACATGGGTGATGTTGTAAAAGATTTTTACAACTCAAAGGCACCTCAGTTCAAAGGTAAGTCAAAAGAAAAGCGTCGTGAGATGGCTATCGCTGCTAAACTTACTGCTGAGCGTGGTGGTAAAAGACTTGGTGAACAGCAGCAACAACAAGATCCTGCTCAGAGAAGAATGATTGGCAAGATGACTCAGTTGCAAATGAAGAAGCAACAAATGGACAGAAGAAAACTTCAGATGAAGAAGCGTGGAGAAATTCCCCTCAACACTGAAAGCGCAGAATCCTGATATATAGATTGTATATCTGAGGTTTATTATGTTAGGAATTCTTCTCCCATTAGCATCAAAAATTATCACAGACGCAGTTGCCAAGATCCCCGACAACGAGGAACTGGGTGAAAAACTGATTGATATCTGCTTGGTTATTCTTGGAAAGGCAGTGAAACTGACCAAGACTGACATGGATGACAAACTTCTGGAGACTGTTGCAGCAGCAATCAGAAACCGCGACGAAGCTTGATATTCATAAATTAAATGGATTGGGAGACCGATGTTAGGTCTCCCTTTTTTATAAATATAATTAGCAAATAATTCTTTACGGACGGAAGACATGGCACTCTGGGGAAACAATGACAATATCTCATCCCAAGGGAAAGTTACTTTAAACTATGCAACTGGAATTGTAACTGGTTCTAATTTGGAAACCCTTGGCGGTGGCACTCAGTTCGGTGAGACTGGTAGCATTCAGGAAGGCGACATCATCAGATTTGGTGATCGCGTAAAGGGTGGTGGCAAGGCATACTTTGGTGAAGCAATTGTTGTAAGTATCGCTAGCACAACTCAACTCACCATTGGTTCCACTGCTAATCTCAGTGGTGCTTCAATCGCTTCTACTGATTTCAGCGCAACACAATCACCTAAGTGGTGTGTGACTGACTCCTCCTTCAGTGAGGCACAGGCACAGGGTCACGGATATTCTAGACTTAACTACGGTATTTCAACCACTGGCGCATCGAATGCTAATGGTGCCGTATATGAAACTGGTGTAGGTTGGGTTGGTGTTACCACATATACTCAGGCTGACGGAACTCTGAGAGTTAAGAAAGAGATTCTCGTCGCAATGTCTGGTATCGCAACTGGTAACGTTCCTGTCTATCCTCAAATCGCTGATGCTGTCTGATAATATGATATGATATTTAATGAGTTGAATGAGGATAATTTCCTCTTATTCGCAATTAAGAATTATGAGAACCCTCAAGCCGTAACGAAAGAGGACTTCGAAAAAGATCTTAATCATTTTAAGTATATTAAAAGATTACTTAAAAGATATAAGAATACTGGAGTTCTCAAAACACATTTGCTTCTGAATCATTTCATCATTCTTTATAACGTTTTTGGTGAAGCGACAACACCAATGTTGTTTTTTAAAATAGATGAAGATCTTTGGAAATCTATGAAAACGTTTATTGTTTTCTTGAACAGATTGCCAGAGTATCCGAAATGTTATATTCATGATATTCAAGTTGACTTAAATTGTCTCCAGGAATTAAATACAATTTACGATGAAAGAAAAAAACTTGAATCGAATACTTAACATGCTCAGAGAGCAGATGACCACTGGTTCAACTGCAGGAGCTCCTGGGTTCAGTAATGCTGCCGATCCAAAAGGACCAGTTGCTGGATATGACAAACCTCTGAGAAAGAAAAAACGGTACATTTACGTTAGAGGCGTTCGTAAGAACTGGAAAAACAATGGATGATGCGGGAGTTAACGCTGCCATACTAGAAAGATTAGAGAGAGTAGTAGAATCCCTACAGGATAATTCTGTAAAGATGGGACAACTGCTCGCAGTTCATAACGAGAAATTAGACAAACAAGATAGAATCGATGCTGTACTCTTTGAGAAGGTAGAAAGTGTACACAGAGAGGTCAATCGTAGAGCAGATGAAATAAAGAAAGGTTGCGAGAGAGATATACGTTTAGTTGATGAAAGACTTCGATTGATTGAGAAAAAGATGTGGACCATTGCAGGTGCTCTAACTGTAATATCTTTTCTGGTCAGTGTGCCAGGTCAAAAAGTTCTGTCGAACATGTTGACTCAACAACCCTCAGCAACTATAATAGAGAGACAGAAATAATATTCTTTTGTAATGAATCTGATTGATTCCAAGTATATTGGATTAGTTTCTTCACGACTACAAAAATTTAAAAAGGTTAAATCAGATCTCTATAACTTTCGTTGTCCTATCTGTGGAGACTCTCAGCGCAACAAGAACAAGGCACGAGGGTATATCTATCCGGTAAAGGGAAATACTAATTACAAGTGCCATAATTGTGGAGCTAGTTTATCCTTCAATAACTTTCTAAAGAAACTTGATCCAACCCTTCATAAGCAATATACACTTGAGAAGTTTAAGGAAGGAAACACTGGAAGAAACTTTGTAACAGATGAACCCAATTTCGTTTTTGAGAAACCTGTATTTAAAACCAAAATTGTTCTCCCTTTATGTTCTGAAGTGGAGCGTGGTAAGTCCTACCTTGAAGCGCGTAGAATCGATCCAAAGCAATTTTATTTTGCTGAGAAGTTTAAAGGATTTGCTAACTCGCATAGAGAAACATTTGCAGACACAACTTTTGAAGAGTCTCGCATTATAATTCCTCTATATCAGGAAAAGAAGTTAATTGGGTTTCAGGGCAGAGCACTAGGATCAAACTCTGTTAAATATATCACTGTGATGCTTGATGACAATGCACCTAAAATCTATGGACTTGACGAAATCAATAAAGACTTACCAGTCTATGTGGTCGAAGGACCCTTTGACAGCACTTTTGTCAACAATAGTGTGGCTTTGTGTGGCAGTGATGGTGACGTTAGTTGTCTTGAGGGAAGCGATCTCATTTTTGTTTATGATAATGAGCCCCGCAATAGAGAAATTGTCGGGAGAATTGAAAAATGTATTGAAAGAGGCGAGAGAGTCATCATCTGGCCAAGTAACATAAAAGAGAAGGACATTAATGATATGGTCCTTGCTGGACATGATGTTATGAGTGTGTTAAAATCTAATACATACTCTGGTTTAGAAGCAAAACTTAAGTTTACCACCTGGAAGAAAATATGAGTAACGGCACCAAGGTTAAAAAAAGAGATGGTCGAATTGAACCCCTTGACCTAGATAAGATGCATCTGATGGTCGAAGAGGCGTGTAAGGGTCTTGCAGGGGTCTCTGCGAGTCAGGTTGAGATGACCTCCGGTATTCAGTTTTATGATGGCATTACCACTGCAGAGATTCAAGAGATTCTGATTCGTTCTGCTTCTGACCTGATTGATCTGGATCACCCAAATTATCAGTTTGCAGCTGCAAGACTTCTTTTGTTTGCAGTAAGAAAATCTCTATATGGAAAGATTCGGGAGTGTCCCACTCTTGAACAGCACATCTATGTGTGTGCAAATCAGGAGGTCTATGACAAGGAAATCTTCCATAAGTATTCGAAAGAAGAAATTGAGAAAGCAAACTCATATATAGATCATGAACGTGACTTTTTATTCACTTATGCTGGATTGCGTCAAGTAGTTGATAAGTACTTGGTCCAGGATAGGAGCACGGGTAAAGTCTATGAAACTCCCCAGTTCATGTACATGATGATTGCTCTGACGATTTTCGCAGAGTATCCAAAAGAAACTAGAATGTCATACGTCAGGAGATACTATGACGCAATCTCAAAGCACAAAATCAACATCCCCACACCTATCATGGCGGGAGTGCGAACTCCACTTCGACAATTTGCTAGCTGTGTTCTTGTTGATGTTGATGACACCCTCGATAGCATCTTTAGTTCTGATATGGCTATTGGCAGATACGTTGCACAAAGGGC